CTAAAGAATGAACAAAAACTCTAATTTAGGATCGGCTGGTGCGCCAGCAAATCTTAGTATCAAAAATTTTCCAACTGGTGTGGAATCTTTTGAAAATCATAGTCTAGAATCAGGAGACCTGACGAAAGGCTACTTTAGTAGAAGAATTCGGAATATTTCCGCAGGTCTTCATAGAAATAAATTTCTAGATACACAACTAGTGTGTTTAGATACTATAGATTTCAGTCCAAGTCTTTCAAAAGATTTAATGGACAGTTACGAAAAATATGGAGAGAACGTCAATTATTGGAAACTTCCTCCTCATATCAAACTAGCTTTCAAGATCTTTTTTGAGAAACTTGATTTCTATTACTCCTCGACAGATATTCATGCATATCCTAGAGAATACTATATAACCAACTGTATATTAGAAGGTCCAAAATTTGCTGAATATCTTAAGAAATTAAGAGAGGAAAGCTATAAACACAAAGTAGCCATAGAAAGTTACTCTGATACATTTGATAAGAATTATTCTGGATATGAATACTTCTTTAACCAAAATCATCTGATTAACTGGAAAATACCGGAACCAGATGAAAATATATATTTCGAACATTCTAACAAGGATGTAGAAATAGTTGAATCAGTTCTAGAAGACTACAAATCTACACTAGAATCAATTATATGTTCTCTTTCTTTTGATGAAATAACAAAAGAGGAAGTAGGATTTAATCTATTTTCAACTCTTATATTTGATGATATAAAGGATGAAACTAAGATTCATGCTCAATCTTTCTTTAAAGAAGAGAGAGTATTTGATAGTTTTTTGAAAGGAAAATTTTCTTTAGTTCAAAAATCACCTTCAGAGATAAGAGAAATTATAATATTAACTCTTGGCTCTAGGAATTCTCACACTTATTATTCAAGGAATCTTTTTGAATTAATAAAGAAATTAAAAGAAAACTGTTTGGGTGAAGACCCTGCTGTTATCTACAATAGAATGAAAGAATTTTTTGTAAGGTTCAATTACTTCTTTATGAAAGATTATTCAAAGGCTGGTGCAACCATACCTAAAGAATTGATTAAAGCTACCTATGATATTTTAGAAAAATATTTTCCGGTATTTAAAGATGCTTCACAATTTTATTGTAATGGGCAAATTTACATAAAAGACCAATATCATAAATTTAAGAGAGGTCATTTTATAGGAATGGGTAATGAGTTACAAACTTTAGTATCCATTGTGATATCAAGAATGATACATGTAAAAAATGTTTCATTATTTCTAAATGATGATAGTTTATCTTGTTTTAAGACAAAAGATCAAGCAATGAGTTACGCATCATATGATGAATTGATATGTTACCAACTAGGACTTAGGTTTAACCCTGTTAAATCTATAGTTACTTATAAGGAACTTCAATTTTGTGAAATGTATGTTTCTGACAGTTTAGATATGAAGAAATTAAATCTTTATTTATCTGTATTAAATGCTATGTCCTGTTTAACAATAGGCCATGCAAAAGAATTCGTAAATGGTTTCTCATCATTAAGAGACCCTTTACTTGATAAAGCTTTATCGGTAGTCATATCTTTTTGGGGATATGAGTTCCATAAAAATGAGGCACTATCTCCCTATTTATTAGGGGGTTGGTTGACTCCTATAAACTTTGGTATGAATGAAACTTTACTTTATATCAAAGGAGTTAAAGAGGAACAGGCTTGTTATTATGCTTGCTCCTTCCATCACGTTGAGTCATCAGGATCTATCTTGAGACACTCAAATAAATTATTCCCTGACTTATTACTTTTTAAGAAAGAGAAAATTCCCAAAAACATTTTAAGTCAAGTTTTTGGAGACGAGAGCCTTTTACTTAGCAAACTAAGTTTATGGCGTAGAAATAACCGTGATATAATAAATCATTATAAGACGGAAAGAATAGAACGACTCAGGAGGTATAATTACTTCATGAAAGAGATCTTATTTTCTCAAAGTTTTGTGCAAGAAATTTTCTTGGCAAATCAAGGAAAATCATTTATCTTACCTGATGAATATTACAGGTATGATATTGAACAAAGCATATATCCTGTCTTTATAAGAGAGAGTACAAAGCAAATTTATCCTACAAACAACTCATTGTCTGCCTATTTAGGATATTTAACCGATATCGGTGCTATTGATAGCACTTTCTTTGGTGGTGATTCACTCTCATATTTTATATCTGAAAATATGAAGAATGTTTATGGAGAAGTATTATTTTCATACTATGATCATGATCCTTCAGTTTACTCTATTGATTCTAATATTTTCAATATAGTAAATTATTTTATGAAGATGAATAAACCTTGTCCTCATAGAATTTTTGGTATATCCTATAATCTTGATTATATAAAAGAATATACTGACATAAGGAGGTTGAGTTTTCTGAACAGATCAACTTTCTTTTTACATAAAAATATGCTTTCTTATAGAGCATTTAATTTTATATTAGAATGTATGTCAATATCTGATATTGACTTCTTTCAAGCAGCTGAATATTATGATTTTATACATCATTATATTCCTAATAAAGTCCACGGAGGGTATGACCCTTTAGCAGATGAAGAAAAAAACAATGATTCTGATTCAGAAATCGATGTTTTATTTGATCTTGATTTATCAATAAATCAAGATGAAGAAGAGTCTACTGAATACCGATGTGAAGGTAAGGTAGAATTGATTATTGACAGTTGGTCTTACGACCAATACAATAAAATAAAAGAGCAAATAGTCAGAGATTATAAAGCTAATTTACCAGAAATTCAAGTTTATGAACCAAAAAATCATAATTTTGAAAAAACTAGAAGAATAAAGGAACCACCTCCTTTAGTCTATTCTCCAAGATCTGAACCTCCTGTTATAAAGGAAGTGAAAGATTTAGAATTTGGTCCAGTAATACAAACTATTACTCAACCCCCACTTAAAGTAACCGTACCAGCTTTTGCTGAATCAATTATTCCTGATTTACCTCCTCCTCCTATGGATGAAGAGGATATAGACTTACCTCCACCTCCTTCTGAAGAGAAAGAGAAAGAGATTGAATTAACACCTTTCCAAAAGAGGCTTGAACAAATTAGGAAAGAGAAGGAAGAGAAATTGGAAGAAGAAAAACCTATTCCTATCCCAATAAAACCTTTAGAGAAACCTTCTAGGAGAATCATAAGGACAAGAGGAGCACAGTTGCATAAGCCACCAGTGCCCCCTTTAGATTTAAGTAACCGAGTACTGAACAAGGATAAACTTAATTATGAAGAAGCCGAAGAATTATCAAAGGCTAATCTTTCACATATTCCTCTTTTACATATAGAAAGAAAGAGAGATGACATATACTTCAGACAGCTCCTTCATAGGGCCAGAAAGGGTTTTGAAATCAATCCACAAGGTGACTTGACGGATAGAGTAAAAAAGGAATATGAACGACAGTATGGTGTCGAAAAAGTCCAAGAAACCCGGGAACACGTCATAGTTTCCCAGGAGGAAATAGATAAGGTAAGC